GCCTATTCATACATACATACATCATGTCTACTACAATAACTTTTGGAGATATCGAATTTGAATTCCCAAAGGCCATACCATTGGTTGGTGGGGTGTCTGACAATCATCCCGCTGATTATCCAACTGAGGTACGGTACAACCATGTGAACCCTCAGGTTAACATCACACGAACTACCGACCCCCCACGCACGTCCAATCCTATCAAGGGCGCGATTGTCGAGGGTGTCCCAGTCCAGGTTGTTGCACAGAGCGAGGGCGCGACTCTTCATGCTGTAAAGAAACGCTGCGATCATTTGCCGCGGCCAGACGTAGGTGATGCCTTTGTGAGGGGCCATCATCTTCTCATGGACAAGATCCATGAGCGCGAAGAAATACGTCTGGACCGTGAGGCAATTTGCGCTTATCTCGATGAGATGAGCGGTCAAAAGCGGGAGAGGCTTGGAGCGCTGCTCGACTCTATGGACTTCACGCTGCCTGGATATACGGACAAAGTAGTGTTTGCGAAATCTGAAGCGCTCCTCAAACCCGATGGCGCCCAGCCACGAGTCGTCTATCAAGGTGGCGACATGTACAATCTTGTAATGGGCTCCGTCGTGTACTACCTGTCTCGCCGTATTGTGGAAGAGCTCTCACGCACAAATCCCAAGAACAAAGGAAATGAAGTCTTGTATTGCGTGGGGCTGACTGCAGACGAGATCGCTGATCTAGTGCACCATACCCCGGGAGAGGCCTTTGAGAATGATTTCAAGAACAATGACGGCACCCAACCGGCTGGCGTCAGGAAGTGGGAAGCCATGTTTTACTACAAACTTGGCGCGCCAAAGTGGTTTGTGAGGGAGTTTGCTCAGAACACCAGCGTGAGGGTCTTCACGCGCTACGGTGTTAAGGGAAGAGTGCGTGGTCAACGTTGGTCCGGTGAGGTTACTACTACCACCGGCAACGGATACGTCAATTCATGCACTGCACTCGCCGCGCTTGAGCAAGCGGAGATAACCGAGAGCACCACCTTGGTATACGGGGATGATGAACTAACGTACACGCGGCAATGTCGTAAGAACCTAAAGGAGGCTTTCGACAGCGTGGCGGCAGAGAGTGGGATGAAGTGCGATGGCAAGCTTGTGCATCACCGCGAGCAAGCGACGTTCTTGCGCAAACGCTTCGTCCCCTCAGTCAACAGGACATACCCCGTACCATCTTTTGGCCGTGTGGTGGCCAAGCTGCCCATTCGTAGCAATTACAATCGTGCAGTTTCCGATGAAGATTACATGGCTGGAAAACTTCTCTCGGCCGCGTATGAACATCGCCACATAGCCACATTACGAACTCTCCTATTGGAAACAGCGGAACAGTTGTCAAATACGCCACACCTGGATATGCGGAATCAGGCTATGGCGTACAAATACACTGCAGAGGAGCTGAAGGCAATGACGATTAATGCAAAAACGATCGATCCTGATATGCTTGGTTCTTTTCTCAAAAAGGTTTACGGAATTTGGGAACATGAACTCGTTGACTGCTACATATCGGTGTGTGACGGGATCCTCGGGTTCCAGCGGGTCAATCGGAATCGGTCAAAAACGTCTCCCATCATCGCCCCGAGAATACCTAGGGCGTTATGGGACACAGCATTCGAAAGCATTGTCACTGTAGACGTCGCTCTGTAGTGGTAGTACCATGTGCCGGTGGGTTTTCTGTTGGTTCCCATCGATAACAAAAAACAGACTCATCCAACAAGTGATAAAAAAAAAAAAAAAAAAAAAAACCGAAA